TTAATGAACAAAATTGGTTTGAATGGGGAGCACCAAGAAATATTACTACAATACATACCAATCTTGGTAAAGATTGTATTTACATTAATAATATAACAAGAAAACCAAATGTAGCATTTTTAGGTAATGTAAATTATTTTGGAGGTGGTTTAATAATGCTTAAACCAAAAAAAATATGCAATTTAAACAATATAGTATCGTATATGAATAGTGATAAATTTAAAGATAATTTTATGTTTTCTGGAAGGTTTAAAATAGGTCATAGACAAATATGCAATTCTTATATTCCAACTGAATATTTATAATTTTATTGTCCTTATGTTTGACATAAAAGTTTCTTTCCAAGATGGTTTAGGTTTATGTAAGCAATTAATAAATAGTTTTATTTTTTTGTTTATATTTTCATATTTAAACAACCTATTTTTATCCCAACATACTTGAAACGGTAAATTATTTATATTTGAGGTTAATATTGTCAAACCTTTTACACTATTAACAATTATATCAATCGCATCCGTTTTATTTAACACTACGAAATAATAATCCTTTTTGTTATTGGTATTATATTTTTTATTTTTTAATTTATTGAAAAGTATTTCACTCATCTTGCCATTTTCATAAGACTTATCCCTGTAAATATCAAGTGTTTCATCTGTATAAGAATATACACACATTGCTAAATTACATGTATTGTCGCTTGTTTTTGTTGTTGTTGTTTTTATATTGATTGGAATCCATCCATACATATAATCATACGCTAATAAATCATACCACATTCTAATTTTTGGTTTTTTAATTTTATTACCAAACCTTTCAATAAGCAATTGAATAACTACATCTTCATCCATACAACTATTAATTCTACCATCTTCATTTTGAGTTGAGAACTGAATTGCTTTTGATTTAAAATATTGTTGAATTTTATACATAATCAAAGGCAAATGATTTAGTCTAAACATGCAACCTCTAAACCATTTTTGTATTTTTATTGATGAATTTTGTTTCATCATATATTCTTCATTTGCTAAAATGATGGTTGGTTCTTCCATTATTGATTTATTAATAATTAGTTTTTCAAATTCAATTTTTTATAAAAAATAAACCATTATTATAATGACTACTTGTAAAAGACATGAAGAAATATCTTTTGAAATCTGGATTGGAAATAAAAGATTTTAATAATTTTATACTTGTAAATCGGATACTTGTTAATCGGATACTTATAAATCGGATACTTATAAATCGGATACTTGTAAATCGGATACTCTTGTAAATCGGATACTTGTTAATCGGATACTTATAAATCGGATACTTATAAATCGGATACTTGTAAATAAATTAAATATCTAAAGAAACTGTATTATTATCTGATTTTTTTCTTCTTCCACTACGCTTTGGCATATTCCCACTTTTTTGCAAGTCTTTAAGGTCACTTATGCTAATTGTACTACCATCATTTGCAGACGATTCTTGAATATTTATTGTTTTTGTTTTTAACCCAGAGAGAAGGTTAGAAATATCTGTTGGACCTTTCATTTCAGGACGAGAATTCTCTCTAAGGTTAATACCATCTTCTCTCATATTTAAATCAGGTCTTGCAAAATTATTATTTCCTGGTCTATAAAGTGGCGGCGGCGCTGAATTAGGACCTTGTGTCGCCATTGGTGCCGGTGGTCCTGGTCCTTTAGTTTCACTGTTCATTACATTTGACATAAACCCAGACAATCCTGGAGATGATTGCGACATGGAATTAACTGCAGCTGTCTGAAAAGAACGCATTAAATCGGGATTTTGACGTAAAATATCATCCATACCAGGCATTGCTGATTTAAACATCGTATTTGTCATATGAACCATCATCGCACTTCCACCTAGTTGAAAAAGCAATTTTAATTCTGGAGCCATCGAGGCTTTGCTCTTATATTTATCATATAATTCAGAAAAAATATCATCATAATCATTTATGTTTTCCTGAACTTGTTCACTCCAACCATCAATTTTAATATCAAATGGGTCAAATTTGCTATTTAAAAATTCTATACCATTGATAACAGACATTAACATATTTGCTTGAAATTTTACTGAATTTTGTTTGGATTTTTCGTCCATGATTGTTTCATATTCTCCCTGCATTTCTTGAAGCGATGATTCCATCGAATATTTTTTAGATAATTCAATTCCTTTTTTTTCTAATGCTTCAAGCTTTCTTAAAAATTTAAATTTCTCTCTAAGTATTTCATCTTTTGTCATTTTATCAGTTCCTATTAAATCAGGATTGTTAGGAATATTATTATTATTAAATTTATCAGGTTCATTCCATTTCCAATCATTGTTCGATGATGGCTCTTCAAAGGAGACACTTGGCTTATTAAAAAAATCGGATTTTGGCTTTGAACTACTAGAAGGGACATCATCCACTAAATCATTCAATTCATTTTCTAAAGTATTTAAATCATCTAATTCAATATCTCTTGATGGTTTATTATCATTTACTACTTTATCATTCATAAACAATTCTAAACCTCCTCCAAAATTAGCGGATTTACTAAAATGCCGAGTATTTCCAAAATCATTCTCATTAAAATCTAGGTCTGCAATTTCCAATTCATCCATTATATTATTTATTAAATAGAACATTTATTTTTAAGTAATACGAATAACATATTATATTAAATAACATATTTATTAAATGACATATTTATGTATAATATTAATTATTTTATTTTATTATTAATAAACCAGATACCTTGCAAAAAAGAATCTGACAAATCGTCTTTTTTTTTATGTTGATTAAAATAATGAATGTATCCATTCAATCCAATATTTGTTGTAATTAATTCTAAACATTTTATAATACCTAATTTTTTTCTATCAGCATAAGTCGCTTTGTCTTTTGCATCACAATCTTTTAATTTATTTGAAGCAGATATAAATTCAATATTATCTACCTTAATGTTTGCCATTATAAAATATTGAACAATCATTCCTTGAATCGTCTTCATTCTGGTTGCGATTGTACTAATTTGATTTTCTATTATAACATATTCTATTTTTTCTTCATTTTCAAACAATTTATTAAATTTAGTTTTAATATTTAAACCAATATTATATAAATTTACTTCTGCTGCCTTTTTGCTTTCAATTACATCAAAATAGTTTGCATTTATGTAATTTTTTATTAAATTACTTAAATCAAGTTTTTTTATTTTTGGGTCATATTTAATATCCATTTTTTCAGCCATTTCGTATAATGTTTTTATTTTTTGTTTGTTAATATATGACGCTTTTTGTTGAGAAGTAGGTATTTTAAATGATTGTTTTTTAGAATGTTTTAAACAAAAACAAGTTTCTTTTTTTTTAAATTTTGCAGGTTTATTACATTCATCCGAACTGCAAATTATTATTTCTTCTTCTTCTGAAATATCCACAATATCCCATTTTATTATATTCAATTCATCATTTATTTCTGATTTATTAAAAAGACAATATGCTAAATTTTTTATACCTACATCAATTGATAATATTTTCATTCTATACAGAATATATATATAATATGTATAATTGTATTTATATGATTATTATATATATTAAAGTTAAAAAAAAATGAAATGCTTTGTGTTTATTATCATAAACAATAACAATAATGAACTATAATAAAGTAAAATTAGTTGAATGGTTTAATAAGGACAAAATTAATTGGTCAAATCTATCTTTAAATCCAAATGCAATTTATTTACTAGAACAACATGTAGATGAAATTGATTGGTTTGAATTATCTTACAATCCAAATGCAATTTGTTTGCTCGAACAAAATTTGGATGATATTGATTGGGTTCACCTATCTGAAAATAAAAATGCTTTGCGATTGTTAAAACAACATCCAGTGAAAATTCATTGGCCTGCCCTATCTCGAAATCCAAAGGCCATTCATTTATTAGAACAAAATCTAAATAAAATTTCTTGGGTTAACTTATCTGAAAATCCAAACGCCATTCATTTATTAGAGAGAAATCCAAAGAAAATTAATTGGTTTTGCCTATCTTCCAATCCAAATGCTATTCATTTACTAGAACAACATCCAGAGAAAATTAATTGGTTTGCATTGTCTCAAAATCCAAACGCCATTCATTTACTTGAACAACATCCAGAGAAAATTAATTGGTCTTGTCTATCTCAAAATCCAAACGCCATTTCTCTCCTTGAACAACATCCAGATAAAATTCATTGGATTAGTCTATCTGCTAATCCAAATGCTATTCATTTACTAGAACAAAATCCAGATGAAATTCATTGGCCTTCCCTATCTCAAAATCCTAACGCGATCTCTCTATTAAAACAACATCCAGAGAAAATGAATTG